GTAAGGCTTTCAATAACCCCACGAACTGTTTCATTATTAGTAAAATCTTGAAGGATAACTACATCGCCATTAGATTCAACTGTTTCCAAAGCCTGAAGTCTTTCAGCAGCACGACCTTCATATCCGGTAGCCATGTTGTACTTATCGCCTTCAAAGTCATAGTTAAGTACTGGTATAGTAATAATGCGTTGACGGCGTACAGCTGGAAGTGCTTTAAGTTGATAGCCGTTGAATGAATCTTCTTGACCCACTTGCTGCCCTGATGCGGCAATCAATGTAAAGCGTAGGGCAATAGATTCTTTTGGTGCTAAATCGTATTGATCTAGCCCAGTAATGTCTTGGGTAAAGTCAAATGAATTATCTACTGTAATAACATCTGTAACGCTTTGGTTGGCATCTACAAATGAAAAAGTTAACTTGCCAATGAGGGGCAATGTTTGACGCAATTTAGCCAATTCAAAGTGCTTATCCTCAAGGGTAAAGTATCGGATCTGACCAGTCTGTAGGTAACCTGAGGTAACCAGTGTGTTTGATTGTAAGTAAATGCCAGTAGCGGCTACGCCAATAGCCAACTTACCTGTCTTGCCAATGGTGACTACCTGAGATGCTTCAGCTGTTGAAGGCACACGCAAGTGTGTGGCATACGCCACTTGGTTTGGTGACAATTGACGGCTTAAATCAAGTTTGACTAAGCCAGAAGAAAAGGTTCCATCGCCATTGTCAATGTAATTTGAGACGGTGCAATAGGCAAACCTGTCTTGAAAGGTAATTGACTTAACTGGCAAACCATTAAGATTAGTTCCTTGGGCTGGATCATAGCCATTGGTAATAACAGAGATTGGACCATAGGTAATATAACCATTGGAGTAAAATCCTGATGTATCAATTTCACCTACACGCACACCTTTGTTAGTGCCAAAGACCATGTACTTGCCAACGTAAGATCCAATAGCATAGACAATTTCACCCTTTGGCATATCCGCTGCCGTCAAAGCGCGGGTAAGAAGCGGTACTGCACCTGATGTATCAAGGACTAGGCGAAAGATGCTAGATGAATCTCCAACATATCCTGAAACATAAATGTTGTTTGGTCCTTCACAAATACCAGTCCATACCCAGTTTGTATCAGGATGAGCATAGATAGGAAGATTGTTGTTGCTTGCAAGAGTAACTGTTCCGCTTGCGCTAGCTTGGCTAACTGCGGCGTTGTTCAAGAAGAATACAACCGATGTGCTGTTAGGCACAGCCGTTACTGACCATGTGCCATTGTAAGGAGAACCAACAGAGGCTACGGTAATCAAGGAACCAATTGCAAAGTTGTGAGCCGATGTAAGGGTAAGGGTGGCATTGTATGAGCCATCTACCTTGCTGGTTGCTACAGTAAATGATGTGATTGGTTGTACTTCAAATAGGTAATTGTTAATACCGGCAATAAGGCGTTGCTTAACCCAACCTAATTTAACAGTAGTAACTGTTCCCACCATAGATGGGTGGGTAAAGATTGATGTGCCGTTAGTGGCGCCAGTAAGTGGGCCGCGATAGATGCCTGTGGCATTAGCGGCATAGTAGTTAAGACCATCTTGGGCTACAGATAGAATCGTGCCTGATCCGCCCCATGTCAAGGTTGTGGTTGTACCAGCAGCCGTTGTGCGGTAGAGGGTAGATCCATCTGACCAAATAACTAGATCAACACCATTGACATCGGTAGCTCCGACCATGATTGGTGTGCCACCTGGAGTGGTAGATATTTTAGTTACATCCGGTAGTAGTGTTACTTTGCCAATATTAAATACATCTACACCAGCTGATTTGGTAAAGCGTAGCCCAACTGTGTCGCCTTCAATTGGCTCCTCATAGCGGATACCAGCTCCGTAATGAAATGAGGATTGGCTACGAAGCCACCAACCTGTGAGCGTCTGCTCACCTGGTTCCTTCTGTTGGTCAATCTGTTGCTTGCGATACTGGGCAGTCTCACGCTTGTATGGGTATTCTTTTGATACGCCAAGGAAGAATGGCAAGCCAGCAATGGCACAGTCATAGTTATTACTTGTATTGAAGTATGTATTGCCAGCATTGGCGGGTTGACCAATTGGATCAACAGGACGTTCTGCAATATGTAAATAACCGTCGTCGCCTATAGCCACCTATACTCCTTAGTTTAAGTCCAATAAAAAAGCCCCGCACTTGGCGGGGCTGGGTAATGCTTGGTGTTACTTAGATAGAGCCGCAATCTCATCGGCTGTTAGACCGAGAGCCGCTAGTTTAGCCTGAGCCGCAGCCTTGTCTGCTTCTACCTTTGCTGCTTCTGCTTCTGCCGCAGCCTTCTGGTCTGCTGCTGCTTGAGCGGCAACAGCCTGTGCTGCAATCTCGTCAGCGGTTAAATCGCGATATGTTACCTCGCCTGTTTCGCAATTAACTTCAACTGCTTGTGGTGTATCTGCCATTGTGTTTCTCCTTAGTTATGAGTTTTTAATACCGTAAAGGTAAAAGGTTGAGTATTGATTTATATTTGCGCCATTTCCACTTACCGAAATTGAAGTAATTGCTGCTGTATTTGACCATAAACACGCGTCTAAATCTAAAGAAACTAAACTAGTGTTTCCTTCTTGCACATTGTCGGAAGATAAAGATTTGTAATTGCTTGAAGCGTAATTTGGAATATAAATATCATTACTGGCAAAATCATTTGCGGTAGGATAGCCGTTTATTGCCCAGTTAAAATAAGAACCACTTGCAGAAGCAGAACTTGTTGATGCACCGTTGCCATAAAGCAATTTTTCTGAATAACCACTAGAAGAACCATTAAATTGCAGGTACGGAGAATTAACAGAGTTAATGCTTGCTTTTAGTAACAAATCTGTATAAGTAGCAGGAATAGACGAAAAGGTAACGCTTGCCACACCGCCTGAACCGACTGTGTTAGAAGCGATAAGTGTTGGGCCTTTAGTCATTATGCACTCGCAATTCCGTAGAGGGAGAAGGTTGAGCCGATTGTATAATTAGAACCAGCAAATACTGTCATTGAAGTAATTGCAGAAGTGTTACGCCAAAGATTAACATAAGCAGTAACTTCACCAACAACAACACCTGCTCTACTAAGAGCAGTTTTATAAGTAGTTGTATTTGAATAATTTTGAATATTTGTTATTGATACACCTTGACCATTTGTGGACATATAACCACAATCGCAAGAAGTTGCGTTACTAGCCCTACCACTTACTGCACTACCACCATTTCCATACATAAATGTTTGTGAGTAATTACTACCAGTATCGCCATTAAATTGTAGTCTAACTGCTGCACCAGTTCCGCCAGCATTAAGTGAATAATTTACAACCAACACCAAATCCGTATAGCCCTGCGGGATAGAGTTAAAGGTTACAGATGAAGCGGCTGAGGCTAAAGTCTGTGTTTGAATAGGTTGATATGTTATTCCAGCAGCCATATTATTTCACCCCATAAAGTGCAAAAGTTGAGTATTGTGCCAAATTAGCACTTGAGCCATTTGAATAAAGAGTGACGGATGTTGTAGCAGATGTATTCATCCACAAACCGCTTGCATAAAAAATATAACCACTACCATTTCCGTCAGCACCACCCAATGAACGAGTTGTTTTATATTTATTAGTGTTGGCATAATCTAAAATGTCAATAATAAGAGCATTAAATACTCCTGAACTTTGATTTGGGCCGGGAACGGGAGCGGCATAAATATCATTTGTAGTTGTATTGTTATCGCTATAAACACTACTGCCATCTCCATACAAAACGTGACGAGAATAATTATTTCCAGTATCGCCGTTTAATCTAAAATGGATTTGATCATATCCTGCACTTGTTTCTCTACTAATGCCTCTAATTTGCAAATGCGTATAAGTGCTAGGAATAGAAGCAAATGTAATACTGCTTGCTCCACCTGAACCTACTGTTGTTGTGGCAATAGAATAATAATCCGAAGAACTAATAATCGGTATGCCTAAATGCCCCGATATTTGCGAGGCGTATATGCCGAGTATGGGTGACATTTAAGCCAAGTCTCCAATCACAAGCCAGTTATTTGCACTGGTCTGAATTGCAGTAGCCGCTGAATATTGTACGCGAGTCTTTGGAGCAGTTGCCGTAGCACCAGTTGATGTAATAGTCACACCGCTTCCTTGAGTAATAGTTGTCTGACCAGCGCCAATCTGTGCGAAGTTTAACACAGTTCCTACGGGAAATGCCACTGATGAGTTAGGTGGGATAGTCACCGTGTTGGCAGAGGCGTTAGACAAAGTAACAAGGGTGTTATTGCCATCGCCCAAGACAAAGGTATATGAAGCAGTTTGGGCGTTAACCGCAACTGTCGGTGTAATGCTAGCGTTAGTCAGCAGTGAGACGGCCATTAGAGTGTTACTCCTGTCGCTACAAAATCGGTATTTCCTGTGGTTGAATAGACTGAAACTACATCTCCGCTAGCCAATGTCCAGCCAGGAGTTTCCTGCAAGGTGGAGTTAGCAGCCAAGGTGAAGTTGTAGTAAAGGTAGTAAGCACTTCCGCCAGACTTGGTAATGCTGATACGGATTGAATCGTTTGTTCCGCCCTTATTGCAGGCGTTGAATGAACCTACGATAGAGCCGTTAGTTGACCCTGTAACGAGGGTAGAAGTACCCGCCGCTGAAGGCGTTACGTTTCCTAGTACGACATATGCTGTAGCCATTATGCTAAGTCTCCAATCAATGTGAAGGTATTGGTTCCTGTGCAAACAATTGTGGCTGCACTGTATTGTGCCCGTAACTTAGTTCCAGTCCCTGTAAAGGTAGACGTTCCATCTCCCTGTACGGTTACCTGTCCTGCGCCAATTTGCTGGATGTTGATCTGTTGACCAGTAGTAAATGTAGCTGATGGGATGGTCAAAGTTATTGCAGATGAGTTAGATAAGGTAACTAGCTTGCTAGCATCTGTTGATGCGATTGTATAAGTAGTGCCAGTTTGAGCGTTAATAACAAGGTTTGCAAAAACCAACGGGCCTGAACCTACTTCATCGGTTACAGCCGCTGCTAAGTTAGCAGAAGTTGGTGTGCCAAGGAATGTGGCTATGCCAGTTCCAAGACCAGAAATGGCTGTTGAAATTGGCAAGTTAGTAACAGTGTTACTTGCACCTGAGATAGTTTTATTAGTCAGTGTCTGAGCATCGGTAGATCCTACGATGGCACCAGTTACGCCATGGACAACTGTGCTAGACGCCACATGGTCTTGAAAGTCTGTCATGTCTTGTGCCACTAGCACGTGGCGTACAACAGCTCCTACAGCATGGCTTGTAGCAGATGATCCATTGTAACCACGGGTAATAGTAAGGGTTGTACCAGATGCTCCGGTAACAAGCACTAATTCCTCTGAGGCTGTGTTGTAGTCAAGAGCTACTACAAATGGGTATGAGCCAGGGTAGCCAATAGGCGAGCTAGATAATGTTACCGATGTAGATGAGGAAGTGATAGATGAGGCGACTGTATTGTCAACCGCATTAGCACTGTAATAACGTCTTGTTGCTGTCGTCATTGGCTATCCTTAGAGTGTGTAGTGAGTGCGAGGTGGATACTGCTCTTGTAGGCGACGTACTTCAATAAGTAGACGTTGCTGGTACATCTGTTGAATCATTCTGCCGATATTGGCTGCTGAGCCAATTGGATCGTTTGCTTGTTGCGCATCGGCTTCTGCGGTAGCCGCTGGTACACGACCAAGGTCTAGGTACATTGCTGTACGGTAAGCAGCACCAAGAACAATTACTTCACGGGCTGAGTCTGGCAAGCCACTGAGTTGAGCAAAATCATCTGTATCGTATTGAAGGGTAGAAGGCTTTTTGGTGTAAGTAACCATAATGGTACGACCAGGAATAATTCCTTCGCGGATAGAAATTGTCTTACCGCTGTTCCATGTCAATGGGTTAGCCATACGATCTACACGATAGTGGCGAATTGGTAGCCATTCCTTAGAAGGCCCAATGGTCTGCCAAGAAGCACCAAGAATATCAATTGCCTCTTGAGGCAAGACATAGGTTGTTACCGCTGCTTGGAATTTAAAGGTTGTGTAATAGACGCCAAACAGATCAGGGTATACAGCATCAATTGCTAGGTTAATATTGCGGCGAATAACGCTGCGTGGAAATGATGGTGTAATTGTGACACGAGTACCAGCGGTATGGATTGTAGCCACTGTATCTCTAAAGCCACGACCATATGCTGGGATGGTTGCTGTGTTGGTTGTACGGTCAAACTTGTCTACCCAAATCAACTCATCGTCAATCTCAACCAAACCACGAGTCAATACAGTTCCATCGGCAACCTGAAAGGTTAAGTCAGTGGCACCCATTGCTGAAGTGAGGTATGTAGCTTGATCTTGACGGTTAGTGTAACCGGTAAGGGCAAGGGCAGTCTCGTTAATAATGTCAATAAATTTTGTCATGAACTAATCCTTGCTGCGGCTTCGGCTTCGCCAATACCATAGGTACCAGCAAGGGCGTTTAATACACCAGGTGTATCTAGATAATAATTTTTTCCACCATTACGATTTGCGTAAATAAGATTAAGCGCATCAATACCACGAGTAGCCTTATGACCAGGAATGGCAATGTCAGCCCATTTTACGCAAGCACCATTAAAATCATATTGTGGTACGCCACGAACAATGGTGCCAGCCAAACGATTTATATGATACACAGTAGATAAGCCACCGTAGTTTGCCATTTACTTACCCTTCTTATGACCTTTGTTTTTGTGGTATTTCACAACTGCTGCTACACCTTGTTGAATGGTTTTAGCGCCAGCCTTTTTAGTTAAATCAATATTAGGGCCTTTGTTGTCTGGGTGAACCACATGCACATTACCCTTTTGGATAACAACTTTGTGATTAACACCCGCAGCCTTAATTGTCGCCATTACTTAGATCCGCTGTTCCCAACATTATTGGTTCCGCCAACGCCCTCATATTGTCCATAAGGAGTCTTTGTTGGCTTGCCTGTTAGCTTGTCATTTAACTTACCAATTGCTGTTGAATTGCAACCGCATTCTGCGCACATATTACTTACCACCCTTTTTTACTGGAAGAACCTTCTTGAGGTTTGGATTTGCTTTCTTTGCTGCTGGGCTTGCCTTACGAGTTGCAGATGCAAGAATTGCACCAGCACGCTCCATAGGAATGCCTTGTTTCTTTGCAATATTCTTTTGAGCGGCTTTAAAGCCCATACCCTTTTTAACTGCTGCCATTTACTTACCCTTCTTGATTTTTGCTACAAGGGCTTTATCCATTTTGGCATCAGCCTTAGCAGATGGTTTCTTTTTATCCATTGCTGTGTCAGCCTTTTTGAAGGCTGCCTTTTGCTTAGTGTTTAATCCTTTTGTAACTTTGGCGTCTTGCTTCTTATCAGCCTTTTCGCTATAAGCCATTTATACTACCCCTGTCTCTTTCATTACCTTTGCAGATTGCTTGGTAATCTTGGATGCTGCTGGCATAGATTCTGCATTAAATGCAACGCCTAGTTTGTCACTAGCCTCTTTTGCTTCAGCAACTGCTTTCATTGTTGTACCCGCTGGTTGGATACCTTGTGAACGAGCATCTGCATAAGCATCTAACTCTGCTGTCCACTTCTTATCAGACATAGAATCTGATCTGCCGGCATCACCAGTGGAAAGTTCTAGCGTGCCGATCTTGCAGCCAAAGCAACCATCTACATAGGTTGTATGGTCTTTATGACCAGTCTCAAAAACTACATGTGGAAATGGTTTATCTGAAACTACATCGCACTCTGTGCAACCGTACTTGACTACGATCCAATCGTGCTTTTCGTTAAATCCAAATTCAAGAACTTTGTCCTTGTGTTGATGGTCCATTCTTCACCTGTCTAAAAAATTGTAGGTTGCGTTGAATACGCTCTGTTTCTTCGCCATTACCCTTAACAGCATTCTCAGCAAAGACAATTGCTTCGTCAATATGCTTAAGGTTGTAAGCGGCGATTGAGGCAAGATCAAAAGCCTTCCAATCCCATACCGCTGATTCGTAGCAGTAGTGGACTGATCTAGGCCGTTCCAAAACATTGACACAAGCATCTAAGCATCTCGGCCAGTTCTGTTGGCGATAGGCATTGATAGCCACGCCATACCATGATTCACCTTCACGGGGAAGAAGTTGTACACCTTTGTCATACCATTGGGTAGCTTCATTTTCACGACCCAATTGATGAGCAGCCTCACCTGCCCATCGGCAGACAGCGGCTTGTTCTACATCCCAGCCATTAAGCGGAAGTTGTTTCTCAGCTGCTGAGATGACATCTTCCCACTTATGGTGGAAATAATATTCGCGGCACATATATGTCCACATACGAGCATCGTGTGGATTTTCTTTTACCGCTAATTCAAGTAAAGTTAAGTATTGTCCTCTGGACTTACTATTGTCTGGTAGGTGTTGGATAACGGCATTGCGTATGTCGCAGTCTCGTGTCTCTCCGTTGCCGTACCACAGTTGCACTTCATGGCATGGGTATTTCCATACCCATCCAAATCGTGAATGGAGTCTGTCTCGTTCCCATTTTTGACCAGTATCCATGTTGACCCAGCCAAGATGTGAACCTGGTATCCACTTTTGTTTGACTTTCTTAAAGAAGGTCGGTTCTGGAACTTCGTCCATATCCAAGATAAGGCAGACATCAGCATCCTCTGGGACAAGTGATAAGGCTGTGTTGCGAGCCACATCAAAGCGAAATGGATCTAAATGTATTTGATGAACGGTTATACCTAGTTCACGCATTTTATCTTGACTACCATCGGTAGAACCTGTGTCAACTACAATGCGATAATCCGCATCTTTTGTAGCTTCTGCGTAACGCTCAATATGTTTAATTTCATTTTTACAAATGGAATAAACGGCTATCTTGGGCATACGCTATTCTATCACATAGCCCCAAGCCAAAGCATATCAACTAACGCCGATGCACTTGGGCCTGTTGCTCCCGTGCTTCCCGTAGAACCAGTTGCCCCTGTTTGTCCAGTAGCCCCCGTCGCTCCAGTCTGACCATTGCTTCCAGTATTACCTGTCGGCCCTGTTGGTCCTGTTGCGCCAGTCGCTCCCGTAGATCCATTTGAACCTGTGTTACCTGTGGCTCCTGTGGCACCTGTTGCTCCCGTCGGTCCAAGTATGGTGTACATAATTTGTTCAACGTGAAGATTCACGCTTGGAGATGCAGGACGAGTCGGAGATGAACCAGCAGCAATTGCTAGTAATTCCATATAAGTGTTTTGTGATGACCAGTAGAACTGGATGTAGTCACCAGCATTAACTGTTACTAAGTCTTCAATGTTTGCAAGGACTTGGTTGTTAACGCCAGAGGTTGTAAAGACTGCGGTTGATTGAGTCACAGCAGTTCCGTTAAGGGCA